AAAACAGCATGGCAGATTGTACCACGCAAAGATCCATGATTAGATTTGTCTGGTAAGCGCAAATGATACTTGGCCCAATATTGCCAAGTGCAAGTCTGCATTGTTTTAATGCGTGAGGCTGAGAGAGGTTTGTTTTCAGATTTCTCCATAATGGAAGTCGTATTTTTTCTCAAACTTCCGTAAATTAGAAGCGAATGTTTTATTGACACCACGTTTATTCATCTCTTTGGCGAAATCAATAATGTTAGCCATTGATTCATTATGCTTAATTGACGCACAATATTCAACATATTTGTCTATTTGATCTTTATCCATGTCCCCGAAGTCATTTTCTGGGGGCGGAGAAAAAAATACTTTATCAAAATCAATTTGATCACAGAGCTTAAATATAGACTTAATCGAACCTTCAAATCCCCTATTGGAACCTGAATTAAAATCATTATTAAACGCAATAAAAATTTTATCTAGCGGTAATCCATGTAGCTTAGATATGAACTTAGGAGAAATATTAAGCCCAAAAGAAACAAGAACATTTTTGATCCCAGCCTCAAACAATGAAATACAATCTCCAACCGATTCTACAATATAAACACTCCGACTCTCTTGAATAGCAAGGCGAACATCATCAATCGTATAATATGGATAGAACCAATCAGAACACCTCCCATTGTGCAACCATTTAGGTCTGGGGTCATCCGTCACCTTTCGACCAGAGAACCCATGTATCCTCCCGTCAGGGCGGGAGATAGGGAATATGACTCGCTGATACATTTTGCCAGACATCGCCAAACCACACTTGAACTTTTTTAAAGTATCTTCTGATATTCCTCTATTTAAATAAAAGTCATAATGAGGGAGCAAACGACTTAAGCAGGAATCTGGATATGTTTTTTCTTCACTCAAAAGATTTTTTTTAGCAGAGCGTTCATATATGTTTACACCATTACTCTTCAGATAAGAACTTAAAACACTCTTGTCATTAGTATTTAAAGTTTTCTTAAGTAGGGATTCAAAGGGTAGAAATATAGAGTCTTCTACATAGTCTTTCCAAACTCCCGTATCTTTGTAGATCTGTAGTGCTGTAGAATTATCACCAGACCTGTATACAGCGCTAGTTCTCCAATAAGAGCCATGATCTTTTAGGCGATAGCCAAGATCTTCTAAAACAGATTTGTAATCAGTCATTGTGAAAGAGTAACTGGGATGTCATCGCTTTCGCTACTAGACTCTAAATTAACATCAGCGTTATTCACAGAATTAACAATGTCCTGAAGGTCTCCTCTCTCTTCGATCCTAAAGTTTTGAATATTCAAGTTTATGAAGTTCTTGCGATTAGAGCCATCTGGCATTTCTATGTGATTAATATCACGAAGAGGGTTTTTACCTAGGTGACGAGCTTTAAGGTTTACTAGTTTATGGGTTCCGAATCGATCTCCATTTTCATGGATTTCATCTGCGACCTTCCTCCTCAACAAAAACAAATGAGAACAGAATTGGGTGATACCATCAGAAAGAGAAACTACACTTTCATCGTCAATTATTGAATCTGCTCCCCTGTTACCTGTAATTCCAAGCCTATTTGCTTGAACCGAAGTCATCATTGAAACGCAAGGCTTACCATCAAAACATAAATCCCTATGAATCGTTTGCTTGAACAAGTGAACCATCGAAGCAACTTGTTGCCAACCATCGTTTTTGCCAAGGTTGTTGAAGTCTGTTTTAATGTAATCAAAACTAAAAATCATCCTGTTGCCCCTACCGACTTTAGAGTAATAATACCTTTTAAGATAAGAACACATTTCTTCAGCAGACATACCAGCGACGTTCACATAATAGAACTTCATATTACCAGTCTTGATCTTCTTCCAAGTATTACGAACCCTAGCCACAACCTCTTCGACAGACCAGTCTTTATAACTAGAAGTCCTCCATTTCCCGCTTTGTAGCAGGTAAACAGGTATACCACTCATTGCAGAACATTGACGGAATGTCAGCTCCTCTTCACTCATTTCACCGTTATCAAAGTGTAGAACGGGAATGTTATATTTAGCTCCAGTCCTTGTTGTATAATCCATACAGAACTGAGTCTTGCCCACACCAGAACGGGCAACAATAACAGAGATATTACCCTCTAAAAGTAGAGACCCGTAAATCTCGTTTATTCTTTCATGTGGACCCATTAATCCAGATTCCTCAACAGGATTATTTCCTCTATCTTCAACCAGATCTTCCATCAGATCAAAAAGATTAATTGGCCCATCATCAGTGAACTCAAAGTCTTTGATATTTTTATTATAAATCTCGTCAGCTTTGTCTATAATTTCTGAATATTTTTCATCAGGATCAACTTTTTTGACATAAGAAGCCACATCCCTTGCGGAGCGATAGATCTCTCTACGAGCAGAGAACTTTTTCAACTCCTTTACTGAAGAAATGAAGATATCTTCTGTTATCTTGTGGTAAACAAGGGAGCGGATGTATTCTGGTAGGTCAATACTATCTGGGAAGCTCACCTTTAGTTGCTCCAATCTTGGAATAAGAATAGTGTCATCAATTGACTCCATATTATTCAGAGCATTGCGAATCAATTTAAAGATAGAAAGGTGAACTTGAGAGTCATCACTAAAAAAATCTTTCTCATTAAGAAATACTGAAACTTCAGCCCACTTATGAGGGTGCTGGAGAAGACCCTTCAATACCGTCTTCTCTAAATCCATGCTTGATATCATCGAGCACCCCCCTCGTCCAAAGAAATTTCGACCAACTTACTCAATGCCATATCGACACAAGTATTTTCTGTCTTGGTAGCGAAGGTTGGTTGACCTACATCATTAATGTAATACAGGAAAAATCCTTTATTCCCTCCACTTTCGGACCCCGTACAATCGAAAAGCTTCGTTAGAAGGCTTAGAGGTAACGTATTATCCGTTTTGTCAAAATTATTCATATAATGTCCAATGTTCTTAGAAGCTCCTCGTCAATAGTATCCTTTTCCAATATTCTGACAAGCTTAATTTGGTTGATTTCGCAAAAATACTCTTTTTTCTCATCCCTCTGTAATTGAGAAAGAAAATTTTGCCTAGAATTTGAGTGGAAAAATTTATTGTACTTATAGTGCTGGTTACCATCCACCTCTATTGCGAGCTTTTTATTCGCGTTGTAAAAATCTAATGTCATTCTTGTCCCAAGAACAGGAAGCTCCTCAAAAACAATATCGGAAACCCAATTTGAATATAAAAGATCCTTAACTTTCTTTTGAAGCTTACTGCGACACTTTTTGTCCCAATCGATTAAGTACTTACTAGAATTCTTGAGCTTTTGTTCTCGACCAGTTGTCGTTAAAAAGATCATGCAAAAATGTTTTCAGCAATAAATAAGTGCATAGCCTTTGTAACCTCTTCATTAGTCTCTAAGAGATCATACAAAGATTTCATTCCTTGATACTTCTCTTGAAGTTCAATGCCCCTGTCGGCAAGATATTTTATCAATTCCTCATCAAACTTAAACCAAGAAGCTGACTTCTCAATAAAGTTCCACATTAGTAGCATTTCAATAATCTCACGCTCAATCCAAATAGACTTTCCATCAGATCTACCATGCTTAATTGGATAGCGGATACGCATCCCTGTGCTCTCATTAGTAGACTTTTGGATATGAACCTTGGCGTAATGCCCAATGATTGGATTCTCTGGGCTTGGCCTTGCTTTTTGGTCTTGCAAGATCAAGTCGGCCTGATTTCTCTTTTCGAAGTTAATAATCCAGTCTGGATAGTGAAGTGCTGCATTGCCACCGCTAGAATTAGTTTGGTTGTTTGGATCACTAGCTGCATACTGACTCGTCTTAATAGTTGACCGAACCTGAGAGATCATAATACACATATGACCAAATTTACCCATCCCAAGACTAACTCGCTTTAAGAAGTCTGAAGTGAGAGAAGCACCTGCTGCAACTTTCGCTGCATCACTAGTAGTCTTCTCTAGATCAGATTTAGGAAGCAAGCCATCCATACTGTCGATGACAATGCAAAATCTTTCTTTATCTGGATTATTCCTTAGCAATTCTCTAAGGCCATCAAAAACTGTATCATAAATATTACACTCCCAGACAAGACAAGTTCCTAACTCCCAATCATCTGGATTACTTACAAATTTCAATCCAGAACGCTTTTGGATGTCTGCTGATAGGCGACCCTCCGCCTTAATATAAAGACCCTTGGTTTTCTCTACTGTCTCAAGCATGTTCTTCATAACATGTAGAGCCTCGTTTGTTTTACCTCCTTCATTACAGCCGATAAAACGCTGCAACCCAGCTCCAAGACCACCACCAATAAACTGGTCTAAAATCAAAGAGCCAGTGGAGACTATATAAGTCTTTGCAGTCTCTTCATAGTTATAATGAAAATCTTTGTTACTCTTAAAAAACTTCGACATAAATTGCGAAGTGCCGATTGTTTCTTTTG